CGGACAAAGTCATGCACAACGCCGCCTATGATTGCGGCTGGTTGATGGCCAGCGGTTTTAAGGTCGAGGGCCGCATCATCGATACCATGCTTGCCGCACCGCTGGTCGACGAAAACCGCTTCTCCTTCGCGCTCAACAGTCTGGGCTACGACTACGTCAAGGAAATCAAGTCCGAGGCTGGACTCAAAGCAGCCGCAGCCGACTTTGGTGTACATCCCAAAAAGGAACTTTGGAAGCTCCCGGCCATGTATGTCGGGAGCTACGCCGAACAAGATGCCGCCCTGACCCTCAAGCTCTGGCACCAGATGAAAATACAGATGCGCGAGGAAGAAGTGGAATCCATCTTTAACCTTGAGACCGACCTTCTGCCCGTCCTCCTCGGGATCACCTACCGGGGCATCCGGTTTGATTCGGAAAAGGCCGAAAAGCTTATTGTTAGCATGGTGGCCCGCGAAAAAACCCTCCTCTCCGCCTTGCGCAAAGAGTGCGGAGGACCCATCGACATCTGGGCCGCGTCCAGCATCGCCAAAGGCTTTGATGGGTTGAATGTTGAATACCCACGGACCACCACCGGTCTGCCCTCCTTCACGCGAAGCTTCCTCGAATCCTGTCCCCATCCCGTGGCCAAGATGATCGTCGAAGCCCGCGAACTGAACAAGACCCACGGCACGTTTCTCCAGCCCTACTTGGATTTCTCCCGCCACGACGGCCGCATTCACCCCCACATCAACCAACTGCGCTCCGACGATGGCGGAACCGTGACCGGACGCCTCTCCTCGGCCAGCCCCAACCTCCAGCAAGTGCCCGCTCGCCACGAAATTATTGGCCCCCTTGTCCGTTCCCTCTTCCTCCCCGAAGAAGGAAAGCTCTGGGCAGCTAACGACTTCTCCTCACAAGAGCCCCGCCTGCTGGTGCACTACGCCACCTTGCTCGAACTCAACGGGGCCGAGAAGATGGCCACGGCCTATAAAACCGACCCCGATACCGACTTCCACCAGATGGTCGCAGACATGGCCGGGATCAAGCGCAAACAAGCCAAAACCATCGGCCTCGGACTCATGTACGGCATGGGCAAGTCCAAGCTCGCCAACGAACTGGACCTACCCCTCGAAGAAGCCGATAACCTGATCAAAACTTTCCACTCCAAAGTCCCTTTCCTGCGCGGAACGGTAGACGCCGTCATGCGCCGTATAGGGAACGCCTCCTCCAACGGCTCCATCCGTACCCTTCTTGGGCGCAAATGCCGCTTCCCTCTCTGGGAGCCCATGGAGTGGGGCGTGAACAAGGCCCTCCCGCGCGAAGAAGCCTTTGCGAAATACGGACAACGGATCAAGCGCGCCTATACCTACAAAGGACTCAATCGCCTTATCCAAGGCTCCGCCGCCGATCAGACAAAAGCGGCCATGATCGCCCTTGAACGAGCAGGCTTTCACCTCCTGCTCCCTATCCACGACGAAATTGCCCTCTGCGTTGCGAACCGCGGCGAAGCAGAAGCTGCTGCTGCAATCATGGCCAACGCCGTCCAGCTCGAAGTCCCCTCCCGCGTCGACGTGGAGATTGGACCCTCTTGGGGAGAAGCGAAATGAATAAAACAGACGAGATCATCGAGACGCTGATCAAGGAACAAACCGAAGCGCTGTTGCGCAACCGACAGGAGCTCGCGAAAAGGCGCGAGAACGAAAAGGAACGGCTGCGAGTACTCAGGTTTGAAGAACGGGAAGCCCAGCGTGCACTCGCCCCACCCAAGAAGAAAGATAAACCCCCCAGCCAGCGCGATAAACGCTGGGTCGGAATAATAGTTCGCGAAGTTGTACATGCCAAACTACGTGAACTATCAAAGTTCTTCAACAAACCCGTCACCCGCATCGTAGAAGACTGGACAGACGAAGCATTTACCAAGGCCCTTAAAGAAATGGAAAGGACCGAACAACAAACCACAAATTAATTCTTCCTACCCTTTAAAAAACAGTTGTGCTATGCTTTCCTTGTTTCCTGCTGTTGAACAAGAAAGAAGAAACCCTTAACTCATTGGAGAAAGTTATGCCAAAAGGTATATCCCGCAACCCGCGCACTGACCTGCGTAGGAAAAAGAACCGCACTTCCACGACTACCCCGACAGGGTTTGTCGAAGTTGGACCCCCCATGACCTTTCAACAGGCCATGAATTCCGTTACTGCTCTTACCAACGCTGCAACGGATAGCGTCAACCACCCTCCCCACTACACCGTGGGAGGAATCGAGACCATCGACTTCATCGAGGCTAAACAACTGAACTACCACCTTGGACAGGTTATCAAATACGTCACCCGCGCCGAACACAAAAACAATTTTCTGGAAGACCTCAAGAAGGCCCAGTGGTATCTCAACCGCGAGATTGAAAACAGGAGCAAGACATGAGCGACGCAAGCATGAGCAGAGAGGACATGTATCACGTGTTCAGGCAACTACCCACGCTGAAGCTGGAAGAGTTTACAAAACGTGCAATAGTTCAAGCACAGGCACGCAAACAACGCGATGCGCTCAAGGACAAACTCGCCGACATTATTGGTCTGTGCGGCATTCACGACGTAGTCAGGATGCTCGCAGAACTGGCCGATGACAAAGCCTACGAAACGCAAGACCACGACGATGATCTCATCTGCATGGTCCTCGCAAAAACTGAAAAACAAATCTGGGGCCTTACCCTCTCTCAACAACATAGGACTAAAGATCATGGCCAAATGGAGCTCTCTATGGACAACACCGATGAGCAAAGAACAACGCGCTGAAGCTATCAAAGCAGCGCGCTTTACTCCCCCCTCACGGACCACGAACAAGGCAAAACAATCCCCCAACAATCAACCGTTCAAACTAAAGGACTGACCATGACCAGAAAGCTAGAAACCATGAGCTTAACGCGGTACGCAAGAAGGCTACACCCCAACCGCAAGAACGCTGCCAAGCTCGTGTTGGCGATTAGGTATCTTCGGAGCAAGCAGCTTTGGGTCTTGGAAGGTAGCGCAGTCAACTGGAGGAACAAATGAACAGAGCTGCCTTGTTGACAAAACTTTTTAGAAGAAACGCTCATTCCATTGTTGAAACACCAGAGGGTCGGCTGTGGTTAGCCGTGATCCACGAGGCACTTACAAAGAATTGCCGGGAAAACTTGACGTTCATCCAAAGCAAACAGTTCGAGGCAATAACAAGCTCAATCGGATTGAATCCAGAGTTTTGTTGTGAATCAATCATTAGATTTGACAAGTACAAAGAGGCCCTCCGATGAACGGCATTCATAGTTGCAACTATTACTGCGATAGAGCGCCGTGCATCAAGGCGCAACGGGATGAGATGAGGGATGCGCTTTTTGACCAGCATACTGTCGCAGCTTTGCGGCAGAAACTTGCCGCAAGCGAGCGAGAGTGCGAGAAACACAAGAACGCAGTCGCGGTCTACAACGAAGACTGCATTGCGGCAGAGGCAGCTTTGCAGAAACTTGCCGCAAGCGAACCGGTGGCGTGGGCCTACATCCACGCAGGCGAATGCGAGGAAATGGGATGGGGGTTGCCGCCTGATTCTGTAGGCAAAGAGGCAACACTGCTCTACGCCGCCCCGCAGCACAGCTACGAGGGCGAGCCGGTGGCGTGGTGTCAGCAGTCAAACCGCGATGGGTCTTACGGCGTTCCTGTGGTTTTCGCCGGATATGCAATGTACGAGGAGAATCTTGCAAAGGCAAAACAGGATACGTGGATTGTCAATGGCGCTGCGAAACTTGTTCCACTCTACGCTGCCCCTCCGCGCACATTTGACGAGGGGCTGGAGGCTGCGGTGAAGGTGTGCGACGAGTTAGAGGACTACCTGTGGAACTATGGATCGCCGGGGGCAAGAACGGCTGTGCAGGATGTGTCTGCTCGTATCCGCGCACTCAAGGAGAAGCCATGAAAACCGATGGACACATCGAAACACCTGAGTGCGGCTTTGACCGCAATGCGTCACATTCCGCAGGGCGTTACGTCTGTACCTGCGGGTATGAACCGATCAACGCAGGGACGCGTGGCTCAGACACAGAGAGGGTCGGAAAAGTCCAGACGTCCCACGCTGCCCCTGCACCCAACGACCTAGCCGCGATGGAGGCAAAACTGTTGAAGGCTGAGACTGTTATCGACCACTTGGAGAGTGGTGCAGCGGCAGA